TCAGGCCCGCATTTAGCATAAGTGTCGCCCGTATCGGTAACGCCTCGCCGCGACCACTGAATCAGATCGTCATCGAACAGCGCCAGCTTCTTGAACCCGTTCTTATGCGCGTACTCCAAGCACCACTGACGAACAGCGCCCAACCCCTTCGGACCTCCTTGGAGGTGACACACCAGCGTCGGCAACCCGGCCGCACTAAATGCCGGAGCCTCCGCTTTACTGACTATGAAGATCGTCTGCTTACGCACGGCGGCAGGGAAGTTGTCCCACGTTTTCTGCATCCCAGGGCCGCGCCCCAGGGTGGTGATTAGAACTAAATTGCTCATCTCTGCTCCCTGTTAATACTTCGCTGTAGGAATGACCCTTGACTTCATCGTGTTGATTACCAACTCCTTCGTCGCGCGGCTCCAACGCGCATGATCGCGTACTGCGTAAATGCGAACTTGCCCCAACCCGTCGATCCTAACCTGCTTGCCTTTAAGAACCTTCGTCGCGTTCTGCTTCTGGAGCTCAAGGCTGACTGCCTTCACGGTCGCACGCTTCTCCTTACGCGGGTCATAGAACTTGAACAGATCATCTACCGTGAACAGCTCGACGCTGGCCGGCACGCCGTACACCCTCTCAGCTTGCTCTGGGTCGAGTAGGACCATTGTAACAAATCGACCAACGTCACTGCTGCTTTGCTCAATCATAATCTCCTTGGAGAGCGTCATGGGGGCAGGGGCACTGGGGTTAAAGTCCGAAGTATCGACGTTGAGCAAATAGTAGAACAAGGCAGCTGGCCCCTCCTCGCTCTTCATCCAGTCGTTGTACTTTTTGTAAAACGCTAAAGGCTTGGTGGCCTTCGGTGTTTCAAAGACCGCCATGCGCCGGTCCTTCCCGTCGAGAAAGAACGAGTCAGCATGATTGCTAGTAAAGTAGAAGTTGATCGTGTTAGGCAAGTCATAGGCGCGTTCAAACTTCTCGTTGACCCGTATGACGTCGCCAGTAATCAGCCCTTTCAACTCATCAGCGTGCCCCCGGTGATCACTTCCAGTTATCTCGTCTCCAAGGACAAACTGCTTCCGCTGTGCCCAACCGTTGAACGCTCCCTCCAACTCGCGCACGCCTACGCGCTGCCCGTTCTCGCCGTAAATCCGTATCATTGTCTCGCCCAAAAGCGTCTTACCCGTTCCCTGCGTTGCCCCCCACATCGCAACGGCGGTGTAGAGTTTAGCACCGGGGTGCTGCAACGGGTAGGCAAGCCACTGCTCAAACCAGCGCCTAGTATCCGGACCTTCACGGTCCATTAGATACTCGAACAACTCATCCCATAGCGCGCGGTCACCACGCTTGGGGGCTACCCCCCAGCCATGCCAAAGGTTGAGCGTGACTGCCCCCTTATGAGTGACGATGAGGTTTGGGTTACCAGGGCAGTAGTCAGGACGCTGCACTGCGCGACGGTTCGGCCACTTAAGCCACTCAGCTGCTGTTTGCTTCATAACCAACTTCGTGCCCTGCGCCGTCATTGTCGAGACCGCGTAGCGTGCGTTGGCTTCAATAGCGTTAACAAACCGCGACGACTCATAAGCCACGCGGTGCTCTGCTTCAAACACTGTACTGGTAACACGGATAAAGACAAATCTCTGATTGAACTCGTGGAGAACGCGAACAGACGTGAACGGAGGGGCGTCCCGTAGGTGATTCCGGAGCGCTGTTACGCCCTGCTGAACGAGGAAGTCGTCCAGACCAATTTTCGTCCCTGTACTCGCAGGCAAGCCGGCATCATAGACAACGGCACCGAGTGTAGCCAGCTCCTCCGCTAGCCGCCGCGCGGCTACTGCTACTTGGGGCTTCGTTGCTACGTCAGAATCATAGCAGATATACACGCGACGATCCTGCCAGTTAGCTGCGGCCAGCTCATCAATCAGTTGCTTCCCTTCCCGTGCGCTTCTCCAGTTCTCAACACCGCCCAACCCTATCGTCGGGAACCCGTGCAGACAGGCAGAGAGTGCCTTGAATTCCCCCTCAGTAATAATGAGTGGTTGCTCCGGACTAGCAAGAGTCTTGAGCCAATCGAGTTTAGCAACGCGGGGGAGATAGGCACGGACGCCGCTGTGGGGCGGCTGGAGATACCTGATTGGCTTCTCTAGCTGAAACCCGTTGGCTTTGCCGAGGAGGCGAACGCGATAGAACTCACCCACCTTACCGGCGGGGGAGCAGTAAGAGATTTGAATGCTCTCCTGCCTCGGCGCGGTCGGCCAGAGCTTGGCGGTGCGGTCGGCGGGGAGGTTGACCAGTTTAGCATAGGTTGCCTCAGGTAAGCTGATGTTGGATTCGATTAGCCGAACAATAAACAAATCGCTCATGACGCCGCCTACGCTATGCGGTCAATGATTTCGGAGGCAGCTGCTTCGATCACATGGGCGCGTTGTTTTGACGAGAGAGCGGGTATGACCTCCAGCAGTAAAACGTCGAGAGTGACTTTGCTGAGCAACTTATCGGAGGGGGCGACTATGCGCGGACGACCTGCGCGCCGTTTTGGCTTCGTGGCGTTGAAGTCGTCGCATAGTTTCTGCGCAGCTCCCATGTCGCCTTTAGCGATCAGTTGATTTGAGCGGTCGGATACAGACGCCATATCAACCATCCACTGGCGAGACCGCTCCAGGAATGCCGACTCTTCTTTCGTAACGGGAGAGCGCGTCACGACGGTTTTGCGAACTTCGGAAATAAGTGTAGAAAGTATGCTGTCGGGTGAACGCGATGGTTGTTTCATAGAATTGTCGAGTATCAGATTATTAGACAGTTAAGGGGAATACCACCAAGTAGTGGGCGGCGGTTAATTATTGTTGCAGGCAGACCCACGATTAAAGTTTAATATTAAGCACGTGGTTGGGATAGCTGAAAAATAAAACGCTTATAGATTAGATTTCTACAGCGCAGCGCAGAGTAATTACGACAAAAAAATTCGGATATTCGGATTCGGGTGTGTCTACATTACTATAGGGACGAAAGGAGATAATGGCATGAAACGTTATTAACCTTTAACTCTCCTCTTACTTACTCTAAAATCAGAATCCGAATTAAATATATAAGATAACCTTTTAGAATTAGACTTTTACAGCAAATTCGGATCAATGAAAGACCCGAATAAATCAGAAGCGACACATACTGGTATTGCCCGTTTACCCTCCAGAGTACGCTCCGATTCATGAAGCCTGCCCGTGGCGTGCCCCCCGTGAAGCAGACGGCACGTGCGGCGTTGCCTAAATCAAAGGTTCCAAAGAAGACACTGCCTGATTTAGTCACTACCCTGCCGTCGTTGAGGCTTGACCCCTTCCTGACTAAGCAAGCGCTGGACAAGTTGGTGAGTGGTGAAGCGGCAAGAGAGTTCAACGCGGGGCTGCGCGCCAAGGGTGACTATGACGCATATGTGTTTTTCAAGAGTGTAATGCAGTGCGAGAACGCGCAGGGCAAGTACCGGATGGAAGCAGCCGGGTATATCCTGAACTATGATCGAGCAAAGAAAGCCACTGCTGTCGTGATGACGAGTGGTACTCCTGAAGACCTCGCAAGAGAGATTCGTGCGGCGGGTAATGCGATTGATGACTGCATAGAAAAGCCGTGACCTTTGCGCTCTCTCCCCGTTGGACTCCGATGCGAGCGCATCCAGAGCAGTATCGTCTTTGGTCATCGCCTTTCCGTTTCAAAACCGTCCCCGCTGGTCGGCGTTCTGGTAAGACAGAGTTGGCTAAGCGCAAGGTAATTAAAGCTGCGTTGCGCGGTACTGCGTTTGACGACGCCAGCTTTTTCGTTGCCGCCCCGACGTACAATCAAGCCAAGCGTATTTACTGGAATGACCTCAAGGCGCTCACGCCACGTCGGTTGCTTTCGGGTAGACCATCGGAGTCAGAGCTAGTGCTCAACTTCGTTAATGGCGCTTCGATTCACGTCATTGGGATGGACCAGCCTGCTCGCATCGAAGGTTCTCCGTGGGACGGCGGCATCCTTGACGAGTTTGGGAATATGAAGCCTCAAGCGTGGGGTGAGAATGTCCGCCCTGCGCTCGCCGATCGCAATGGTTGGTGCTGGCTTATTGGCGTGCCTGAAGGTCGCAATCATTACTATGACGTTGACCACCGCGCTCGTGCGGATACGTCTGGTGAGTGGTCGTCGTTTCACTGGAAGTCGTCCGACATCCTGCCTGCCGAAGAGATTGCCGCCGCGCGCCGCGACCTCGATGAACTGACGTTCCAGCAAGAGTATGAAGGCAGCTTCATCAACTTTGAGGGACGCGCCTACTACCCGTTTCAGGAAGCAACGCATTGTGCGCCGCTTGCCTACGACAGGACCCAACCCCTCACCCTTTGCTTCGACTTCAACGTTGAACCCGGCATCGCCGTGATCTGCCAAGAGCAGAAGATGCCGGGGCAATACACAATCAACGCGAAGGGCGAACGCGAGCAAGTGTTCGGCACTGGGATCATTGGTGAAGTGCACATCCCACGCAACAGTAACACCCCTGCCGTCTGCCGCAAGATCGTCGCCGATTGGGGTCAGCATGTGGGCAAGGTGCGCATCTACGGCGACGCGACGGGTGGTGCGCGTGGCTCTGCTCGCGTACAGGGCAGCGACTGGGACTTGGTGCGTTCCGAGCTGCGCGCGACGTTCGGCGACCGCGCTGACTATAAGGTGCCGCTCGCCAACCCCGCAGAGCGTGCGCGTATCAACGCCATGAACTCGCGGCTCAAGAGTGGTGACGGTACGATCCGCTTGATGGTCGACGCGGCGAAGGCGCCGAACGTCGTGCGTGACCTGGAAGGCGTGCGCCTGCTCGCTGGTGGGTCGGGTGAGATCGACAAGAAAGCGGACGGGCGCCTCACCCACTTGTCTGACGCTCTCGGCTACTACATCGTCAAGGAGTTCCCAGTGCTGGCGAAGCCCGTATTCAATCGGAGCCTGTTCTGATGGCCCACCTGCCTGACGACGTAGCAGTCGCCCAAGTCTCTGCGCGAGCAAAGGAGCTGGCAGCAGCGCGTGAATTGCCGCGAACCCTCATGGGCGGCACTGCCGCGATGCGTGCTGCGGGTGAACGCTTCATGCCGCGTCACAAGGCGGAAGAGGACGCGACCTATAAGGCGAGGCTGCATAGCACGACGCTGTTCAACGCGTTCAAGGACACCGTACTCAAGCAGACAGGCAAGATGTTCGCCAAGCCTATCGCCCCCAACGACGACGTGCCGGAAACGCTGGAGCTGCTTTGTGAGAACATTGACGGGCAGGGGCGTGCACTGACACCGTTCGCCATGGACGTGGCGCAGAATGCGATGGTCGACGGTATCGCTTACATCCTCGTTGAGTTCCCGCAGCTGAGTGACGGTGACAAACTCGTCACCTACGCCGACCAGAAAGCCGCAGGCGCTCGCCCCTATTGGGTGATGCTTACCGCTGACCAGATTCTCGGCTGGCGCACCGAGGAGCGTGGCGGTGCGCAACGCCTGACGCAGCTACGCTTCAAGGAAGTGGTGACTGAGGCGGATGGCACCTATGGCGAACGCTCCGTGGAGCGCATCCGCGTGCTGACACCTGGCGCATACGAAGTCTGGGAGCGCATCAAGGACAACACGACGCAGGCGCGTTACCAGCTGGTGCAGGAAGGCACGACGACCACGAGCGAGATCACGCTGGTGCCAGTCTATACCAATCGTACCGGGTTCTTGGAAGCTGCGCCGCCTCTCTCCTCGCTCGCAGAACTGAACGAGGAGCACTGGGTCAGCAGCAGCGAGAACCGCCACGCGTTGACCTTCCTCCGCTTCGCCATGATCGCCTTTGAAGGTTTCAGCCAAGAGGAGGTCAACACCGTGGTCGTTGGCCCCGACAAGGGCATCGCTGTGCCGAGTGGCGGCAGCGTCAGTTATGTCGAGCACACAGGCAAGGGCATCGAGGCAGGCTTCAGCGACATCGACCGCATTGAGAAGCGGATGGAAACGGCGGGGATGACGGTGCGCATCGAAGGCGCGGGCAGCGTTACCGCGACCACGAGCGCGATCAACAGTGCAGAGAGCAACGCAGCACTGAAAGCAATCGCCAAGGGGTTGGAAGATTCCATCGCCATGGCGTTGCAGCACACCGCCGACATGCTGAAGTTGCCGAGTGGCGGCACTGTGACTGTGTATGACGGGTTCGCCGACAACGCACCGGTGGGTACGGTAGACGAAATGCTGAAGCTGCGCGCGACGAACAACATCAGCCGCGCGACGCTGTGGGACATCCTCAAGCAGCGCGCGATACTGCCTGAGGACTTCGACGCCGACGCCGAGGAAGTGCGGCTGGAGGCAGACGTGCAGACCGACATGGGACCGCCGCCTGTCGCGCCGTTTGGCGGCACGCCGTTCCAGAAGCAAGTGCCCGAGCAGACGCAATGACGAAGCATCACCCCCACGTCGTGCCCACGTTGCCCGTTGACGACGAGGCGACTTCTATTTGCCATGTGTATCCGATGTTCGGTCGCACTCACGAAGTGGACGGCGACACGTGTTGGTGCGATCCGGAGTTCTTGTCCGAGCATGATGGCTTGATCGTCATCCACAACGCCGATAACTGATGCCCTCCGTGAACACCCTCCTCGCTCGCCACGCCGTTGACCAGAGCATCGCTGTGCTCCGCGTCAGCGCCAGCGTCAAGCGTGACGTGATGGGCGTGCTTGGTCGCTTGGAAGATCAACTCACCGAGCAACTGGCGTCGACCAAGCTGACGGGGTTCAGTGATCGCCGCTACCGCTCGATGATGGCGTCGGTACGCGAGCTGAGCACGGGCGCTTACGATAAGGCCGCAGAGGTCACGGCACGGGCGGTAGAGCGGGTGATGACCTATGTCGTCGAGGACATCGGCGGCACAGTAAAGAGCCTCACAGGCATTGATCTATTCGGGCGCGTTGCCGACCCCGCTTGGATCGCCAGCGTCGCCGATAAGTCGCTGACCCAAGGCGCGACGAACGACGCGTGGTGGGCGAAGCAGAACACGGAGCTGGTCTTCAAGTTTGAGCAGCAGGTGAAACTCGGCATGGTGGCCAATGAGACAACCGACAAGATCATCGCCAGGATACGCAGCGACGGTGAAACTCCGGGCGTACTCTACCAGACGCGCGCCAACGCCGCAGCCCTCGTTCAAACTTCTATCGCTGAAGGTGCTAATGACGCACGGTTGGAAATGTACCGGGCTAACGCCGACATCATTCGCGGCGTGCAACAAGTATCTACGCTGGACGATCGCACCACGGATGTCTGCATGGCTTACGATCTTGCTGCGTGGGATCTGGACGGCGAACCCATCGACGGAACTGATTTGCCGTTCGATGGTGGCCCACCTCGGCACTGGAACTGTCGCTCCACGCTCGTGCCCATCGTCAAGTCGAGCGAGGAGCTAGGCACCAATATCGAAGTGCTCCCCGGTATGCGCGCCTCGATGGACGGTGCAGTCAGCGACAAGATGTCGTTCAATGACTGGCTGGCGACTAAGAGCGAGGCGCAGCAGGACAACATCTTGGGCGCTGGTCGCGCGCAGCTATTCCGCGATGGTAAGATCACGATGCGCGACCTCGTCAATCAGGATGGTCGTCCGCTGACGTTGGAACAGCTGCGCAGCACGACACAAGCAGACTTTTCCGTTCTGTCTGAGAAGGAATTGGCCAAGGCGAAACGCGATGAGTACTCTCGGCAGAAAGCAGAAGCGAAAGACGCGGGTGTAAAGTTTGTCTACAGGGAGCCAGCGAGCCTGCAAAGGGGAGGACCGGCAATTGAGCCGTCTTCTATTTCACAAGTTGGGCGTGTAGGTGAGTTGAATATTGATTACACTGGCGCCATTAAGCGCAAAGACTTTGACTATGTTGCCAACAACATCAAAGAGTCCGCTGAGAATTTAGGATTCCCCCTAGAAAAAATTACCGTATCAGATGGTTCAGCGCGCACCATCGTGTTTGAGGGGCGCGAAACGCAAAGCGCTGGTTTTGCGGTTGGCGACCGAATTGTATTTAATGCAGACACGCTGTCGTCAGTGAATGCTTCCCGGCGTTCCATTGATCCGATTGTTGCGCACGAAGTTCAGCACGTAAAGTTCAATGCGATTAGCGCAGACGCTGAGGTCGCCTCCTACATCTCTGACAACTTCGCTGCTTTGCGCGAAGATGATGGGGTTACGGCATATAGCACGTCGTTCTGGAAAAGAGATACGAGCACAACGGAAGGGCGGCGCAAGGCAATTACAGAAACGCTGTCTGAAATTGCAGCTATTGAAAATGGTAAGCGCGCATCAAAGGAGGTGTCCGAGGCTTGGCAAACTTTATACGACGCTATCAACTTGCGTTATGTCGGTGATGGAAAGCCATGACGATTGAACGCACCACCGTGGAAGGTCGCAAAGCGACGGTTGCGTACATTCTTGATGACTTTACACCGACCACTCCGGACAAGGCAACGCTGATCAAAGTCTTGTTTGATGACGGAGACATCTTATTTGTTATACCGGCGCGCGACGCGCCCCAACCCGCGCGTGATGCGCAACTTTGAACCGGAGTGATTCCATGTTCTTGAAACTTGTTCTTGATACGCTGGATGGTTTGGCCGATCCGATTGCCGCACTGTACACGAAAGGCGAGGACGGGAAGTTCACCTTGGGCGTGGATGGCGTGCCCGACGTGACCAACCTGACCAAAGCCTTGAAGGCAGAGCGCGACCTGCGGGAGAAAGCCGACCGCGAGGCGAAGCGTTTGGCGGCGCAATACGAAGGTGTCGATGCTGATGAGGCGCGCAAGTTGCTGGCGCAATTCGAGGGCAGCGAGGAAGCCAAGCTGATCAAGGACGGTAAGCTGGACCAAGTCGTCGCCAAGAAGATGGAGCGGCAAACGGCAGACTTCAACAAGAAGCTGAAGGCTGCGGAAGATGCGGCCAAGGCGGCAGCGGATCGAGTGGCGCGGGTGAACCAGCGCATCGCAGATGGGATCGCGCGTGACGCAGCGGTCAAGGCGGGCATCCATCAGTACGCAGTGGATGATTTTGTGCTTACCCTTCGGGCTGAAGGCTGGACGCTGGATGACAAGGATGAACTCGTGCTCCTCGACAGCGACAACCAACCAGTGCTTGGCAAGGACGGCAAGACGCGACTCACCGTGATGGAAGCCGCAGAGTCAAAACGCGAAACGCGACCGCATTGGTTCCCGGCTACTGCCTCTGGCGGTGGCGCGAAACCAACTAGCGGCCCAATGCGCAAGGACATCTCAAACCTCTCGCCTGTGGAGCGCATGAACATCGCGCGGCAGGCACGAACCTAAAGGAAGTACACCGTGGCACTTACCCTGCTTGAAGCTGCAAAACTCGAATCCGGCGACGTTTATCGCGCTGCTGTTATCGAGCTGTATGCCGGATCGTCGTCGATCCTTTCCGCGCTGCCGTTCCAGACCATCGCCGGCAACGCGCTGAAGTACAACCGTGAGGACTCGCTGCCCGGTGTTGGCTTCCGTGGCGTGAACGAAGCCTACACGCCGAGCACGGGCGTGCTCAATCCGCTGACCGAAGCGCTGGTCATTGCGGGCGGCGACCTCGATGTGGACAAGTTCATCCTCGACACGATGGGCCAGAATCAGCGCTCGACGCAAGAGGCGATGAAGATCCGCGCGCTGTCGCTGGCGTGGACGCGCAAATTCATCAAGGGTGACACCGCGAGCGATCCGCGCGAATTCGACGGCCTGCAAGTGCGCGCGACCGGCAATCAGATCATCAGCGCTGGCACGACGGCGAACGGCGCGGCTCTGTCGCTGGCGGTGCTCGACGAAGCCATCGACCAGACGCTGAACCCGACGCACATCATTATGAATAAGACGATGGCGCGGCGGTTGTCGGCGGCGGCTCGCCTGTCGACCGTGGGTGGCTACATCACGTGGGACCTCGACAGCTTCGGCAAGCGCGTCATGCAGTACAACGGACTGCCGATCCTGACGGTGGACCTCGACAACACCAGCACGGCGATCCTGCCGTTCACGGAAGCGGCGGACAGCGGCACGGCCACGGCGACCTCGATCTATGTCGTCAGCATGGGCGACGGCGCGCTGCAAGGTTTGCAGAACGGTACGATCAGCGTCCGCGACATGGGCGAGCTGCAAACCGCGCCGGTGTTCCGCACTCGCGTCGAGTGGTACAACGGCGTCGCGGTCTTCCACGGGCGTGCGGTCACGCGTCTCAAGTTCATCGGCAACCTCGCCATCGTCGCCTAATAGGAGCCACTGAATCATGGCAAATCTCTACTCGCAACGCACTTACGACAATGCCCTGCTGGTTCGCGCCGCAGCGGCGAACATCGTCGCCACAGAAACCGGCTCGCTGATCGTTGATCTGGGCACCGGTTTGGTGGAGGGATATCTTGTTCTTGATATCACAGCGATGGACGCAACCACAGGCGACGAAGCCTACACCTTTATGCTCGAAGGCTCGCCCGATGCAGCGTTTGGCACGGCAGGCAACATCACCGTGCTGGCGATGCAACGGACGGGCGGTGCGACCGGAGCGACACCGCTGGGCACTGCCGACAGCGTGGGGCGTTTCGCGGTCCCGTTCCGCAACGAGCGCAATGGCACGACTTATCGCTATGTTCGGCTGTATACGCTGCTCGCTGGGACCACGCCTATCCTCGCCTTCACCGGCTGGCTGGCGAAGGACTGACCATGATTGCTAATGTTCAGGCATTCGCGCCAGTCAACGCGAACATCCAGCAGCCGGTGCTCGTTGATGTATCCAATCCGGCTAGCACCGCCGGTGCGGTCCAATGCAGCGGCGTCACCGTTCGCGAAATTGGCAGCGAAGGGGTGCACACCAGCATCTTTACGTTCACCAATGTCGCGTTCACGTTTCGTGATACGGAGCAGGGTGGCGGGATCAAGTTCTACACCTTCCCCAAGGGCAAGATTGTGCGCTTGGGCGCGGGCATGGAAACGACGATCACGACCACCAGCGCGATTGCGACCACGCTGCTGACCGGCAAAACGGGCAACCACGGGGTTGGCAGCGTCACGCAAGCTAATGTGACGCTGGCTACCGTGGAGCAGGACTTTATCCAAGTCACTGCCTTTACGACCGGCACAACCATCAACGTCGCCCCTGCTGCTGTGATCGCTTACGGCGTGCCAAGTGTGACGCTGCTGGACGGGTCGAGCACGCCCATCTCGCTGTTCTACAACGCGGCGGTGGTCGCTGCGGGCAGCATCGATGGTGATGCGACCGTCGCGGTCAACGGCACGGTGACCGTGCATTGGATCAAGCTGGGCTAACCCACCGGACGGGGGCGGGGTGAACCCGCTCCCGCTGTCAAATGGCACGAACACTTTACCAAGTTGAAGACGGCGCAGCGGTCCTGGTGCACGACGCTGTGGACGCGCGCGAATATCTGGCGACGGGGCGCTATACCGCGTCGCCTCCTGAGCCCGTAGCGGCTTCGGCGCCGGTTCCGGCTACCCTCGTAGCCCCTGACCCCGTAGAACCGCCTAAAACCGCGAAAAAGGCTGTCTAAACGTGGAATCTACCTACTCCGAAGTGCGGTCCCGGCTGACGCCCGAAGGCGGGTTGGCTATTCTGCTGCGCGCTGGGGAGGATCTGGTCGCGGGCGAGGTCGTCTACATCCCGCAAACGGGAACGGGGTACGACGGTGAAGTCCGCAAGGCGCCGACCGGCAGCGACATGCCCATTGGCATCGTTTACGCCAGCGCCAAAGTTACTGAGGGCGTTTGGGTGGTAACTAACGGGCGTGTAGCGGTGCTGCCCGAAGCTGGGATCACAGCGGCGCGCGGCAACGTTATCTTTACCTCTGCGAGTGTTGCCGGTCGCGTTGATCAGTCCTCAACCGCGCCTGTCAATGATCACTGGCGCGAGTGCGGTCACTTCCTTGTCAACGGCATAGGCAATGGTGCTGCGACGATGGCCATCATTCACTTCAATTAAATGATTCAGCTAATTAAAAACGTAAGCGATACGGGTGCGTGATGTGGCGTCTTCCCGCCCTCGTCGGAGCCTATTTCGCGGCGCTCGCCATTTCAACAATTGCTTTTTCTTTGCGTGGTGCATGGTCTTTCTGCGCGGCGGTAGCTGCCTCATCCGGCGCACCCACGTGCCGCTGCACCGGTTCGGCTGGCACTGGCTGTGGAGTCCGACGATTGCACCTCACCTTGGTTTCGTCCGCTCGGCCCGACTCTTTTGGAACTGCGGCGGCTACTGGTGGGCATCATGGAACGGGTGGGGCTTCAACTTCTGCTGGACGTCAACCCCGCCGGCCAAGCTGCTGCACTACGAACCGAGGCGGCGCATGAAACGCTGGCAGTACGCAATGATCCACAAACTGCTGTACCGGGGCACGATCAAGCGTCGGGATGAGTAACCACGGTCGCACCCGCTAACAAGGAGCACTAAGCAATGGCATATTTTTCCGACTACCTGCTTGACCTCGCGCTGGCGAATCTCGATACCGCTGGCGACAAACTTTACATTTGCTCCGACACGCTGTCGGTGTCAAACGCAACGCCGCCTTCGTTTGCGGAGGTGACGAGCACCTATGCGCTGGGCAACAAGACCGGCATCAGCATCGGTGCACCCGAAAATGGGGCATCGAATGGCCGGAAGGTGACGGTAGCCTCACTTGCAACGGGCGACGTGACCGCAACCGGGACGGCGACGAAGTGGGCTATTGTCGATTCGGCTAATAGTCGCGTGCTGGTGGCGGGGACGCTGTCCGCAAGCCAAGTGATTTCGAGCGTTGACAACACGTTCAGTCTCGCCGCGTTCGACATCACGCTGCCTGATCCGGCGTAAGGGGATGACATGCTGACCGATCCGCAAAAAGCAACGCTGAAGTCCTACATCCAATCCGTACCGGTACTGAATGACCTGTACGTCATCGGCAACATGGGCGGGTTAGCTAATGCGCTATCTGTCGATCATGCCCCGGCCTTCGTCGTTTGGCGTGATGCGCTCACTCCGACACTTGCACGGCAGGCGATTGTCAGCGGCGCGCAACTGGCGCAACTGGATAACCTCGTCCCCGGCAAAAGGGACGCATTGCTGTACGCGGTGGCAGAGAACATGGACTGTCGCGTGGAACCGATCCGCGCTGCGGTGGATAGTTTGTGCGGCTCGCAGAACGAGTTGAAGGCTGCGCTGATCGCGGCGATGAAACGCAGCGCCACGGTGATCGAAAAGGTGTTTGCTACCGGGACCGGGACGACGCTCGCGCCTGCGACGATGACCTATATCGGCGGCATCGGCTACTTTGATCTAGTGGGGCTGTAACCATGGCCGACGTAAAGACAAAACAGTTTTTCGGCACGGCACAGACAATATTCAACTACGCCACAGCAGACCTTGCTGCGGCCACGTTCAGCGGTGCAGGTAGTGCATGGGGTGGGGCAGCGTTCAACAATACGAACGATGGCAGCGTGCCTTATGCCACTCATGCCAACGCTATGCTGGAGTGTGACTTTGCTTCCGCTCCTGCTGCGGGGGCCGTTGTGGAACTGTGGGCGATGCTGCTGAACGTTGATAGCACAGACGACGATACGGACGTTCCGGCATCGGCGGCGTCCGGGGGTGGTCGATTTCTCGGCGCGTGGCCGATGGCAGCTTCAGCAGGATTGCAACGACGCACAATCGTCATTTCGTTGGAAGGCGTCAACGAAGCAGAGTTCTATGTCAAGAACAGTACCGCCGTTGCGATGGACAACGACGGCGGAACGTCTGCTCTTGTGGTCAAGATCACGCCCTTCACCTATGGCGTGACGACGGCTTAAAGCAGCGCGATGCCGTACATCGTCATACCGTCGCGGGGGTTGCGCCGCCCAAACGGCGCGACACGTCTGCTTGCGTCGCATCCGCGCACAAATGGTTTGCGGATTTCTTGGGCCGGGTTTCAGCATGTGGGCGTTGTACCCGGCACTGCCAACACCGTCATTACAAAAACCGGAGCTCCGACGCTGTCGGCGTCCGCGCTTGGACTACAAACGCAGTTTGCAAGCGGGGATAAGTTTGTAACCTCCGGTCCTGCGATACTGCAATCGAACGCGCAACCGTTCACCGCAACGTTTTACGAGATACCGTCCTCCGTTCCAGATTACGCCACGGTGGGGTGCATCAGTCTGGGCGGGCAAACGGAAACGTGCATTCTGTTTCGGGCGAAAGTAAACCCATATTGGCCGTTCAGTTGCGGACAGACCAATCGTAGCGCGGCGGCTATCGGTTGGGGCAACGTGCAGGAAACGCTGCTACAAGTCGCTGGGCTCCCGCGCCGTTTTGTAATTACTAGCGCCGGGGGCGCGATAAGTACCACGCTGGCGCACTGGAACATGTGGGTCAATGGAATCAAATACCCGGCCTACACCAATGGCATCTCGCTGGGCACGGCCACCTCGCCGTCTATTGGCTCAACGCACCTCGGCGGGCTTGCAGACTTTCTGGTCGCGGATAAAGTCTGGTCCGACGCAGAAATCCTCGACTACTTCCGCGACCCGTACTCGCACTATGCGGCTGATCCGCAGCGCATCTACTTCGGCGCAGACGGCACAGGCACCACCGATCACAGCCTCACCGCCAGCAACCTTACCGGATCTGCGCCCACACTCGGCACTCCGGTACTCACCCAAGATCACGCGCTCACCGCGAC